GCTTGGGTGTGCGCGTTCAACTCATTACACCTTAAAAATTTCTCACAGAAAATCTGAGTATACGGAGGCGGCTTGAGAATGTATAGCTCCGCTATCATGTCTTTATACAGCTCCGTACTTCTTCTTCTTCGTTCAACTCTCATGTGCCGCTAGGCGTTAAGGATAAAAATATGATTACAAGAAATTATAAAGATTTCTCTACACTACTAAGGAGTAGGGGTTATACATCTAATATAAATAAAAGTCAGTATGACTTCTTGACCGATAGAGGTTACAGTGGTCAATTAATGGAGATGTGGAGCGAATACCTCTCAGATGAAGGTTACGAAGGAACCTTGGCTGAGAAGAGCGCTCAGTTTATAGGGTTTATTAAGGGTTTGGGTTTTTTGTTTGTAGGAGGAGAAGAAGGTGTTTGGTATGATCCTTCTGATATGTCTACTCTATTCCAAGACTCTGCTGGTACAACCCCTGTAACATCTAATGGTGATCCGGTAGGTCTAATCTTAGATAAGTCTGGTAATGGTAATAATGCCATTCAAGCTATTAGTAACGGCTATAGACCTACCTATCAGGATGGCGAGTTAGTATTTGATGGAGTAGATGATTATCTCTATACAGCCTCTATTGATATGTCTAGTTCTGATAATATGTTTGTTGGTTTGGGTTTAACTAAATCAGCTACAGCTTCCGGTACTCAAGTGATTGTAGAGTTGTCTCCCTCAGTTAATACTGAAGATGGTTCTTTCCACCTAAGAGATAATGGTGCAGCATCCGATCAGTTTAGATCTAGGGGTACTGTACTTGCAGCTTCAGGTGGAGGCAGGATTGCACTAGATACTCCAGCTATCACCACTGTTAACTCTGATATTAGTGATGTTAATATTACTAGGTGGGTTAATGGTTCTGAGGTAGCTAATGTTAGTAATAATCAAGGTACAGGTAATTATGGTGATTGGCCTTTGTACTTAGGGTCAAGAGCTGGGACAGAACAATACTATGAGGGATCTCTCTCACAGGTTATTGTACGTAACTCTAAATCTAGTACATTAGAAAGAACCAGTACTGAAAGCTATCTAGCAAGTAAAACTGGAGTAACCCTATGAAGATAGATAAAACTAAATTCAAAGATGATAAAGGTAGATACATCGTCCAGAGTCTATTCCTAGAGAATGGGTATAACACTGGTCTGGCAGTATTCACCTACGATGGAGAGGATAAGCTTTACAAAGGTAGAACTTACATCTCACTAAAGAAGAGGTACCTTGAAGAAGGTGATCCAGAAGAAATCTTGTTTGCAGAGAAGTATCTGTTTGATTGGGCTCACTGGCAAAGACTAACTAAGAACGCACTCATCTCTAAGCATATTGAGGAGTGGAGAGAGGAACTGGCTTTGAGTCTTAGGGCTGAAGGTATTGCCACTCTCATTGACCTAGCTATTAACGATAAGTCTTACCAAGCTGCTAAGTGGCTTGCAGATGAGGGTTGGGTTAAGAAGACCAGAGGACGACCTTCTAAAGCTGAGATTGATGGGGAGCTTGCTAAGAGGGTTAAGATTGAAGAACAATTTAAAGATGGTTTTGAGCTTCTAGAGTTACACAAAAAGGAAAACAAGAATGGCTAAGCAACCAGACCTTACAGATCTTACGAGTAACTATTCTGCTCAGTCTGTAGTTAATAACAATAACCAAAAGATTAAAGACTCCTTTGACAACACTGTGTCAAGAGATGGATCTGCCCCTAACTATATGGAGGCTGACTTTGATCTAAACTCTCATGACCTACTTAATGGTAAAGATGGGGACTTCAGTGGTGACCTAACTGTTAGGGGTGTAAACCTCCTAGAAGCTATTGGTGGGGACGTTGTAGGCCCTGTCTCAGCCTCTCGGAACACTTTCACAGGGGATGGGTCCACAGTGGACTTTACCCTCACTAAAACCCCTGCTGGTAAAGGTAGTTTAACTATTTACCTAAACGGTGTTTATCAGAATGCTAATCAGTGGACACTTGTAGGCGACACACTAACCTTTAGTACAGCTCCAGGGGATGCTGTGAACATTGAAGTTTACATGCTTAACCAGCTTGACGTTGGTACAGCAGATGCTTCTAATGTAACTACAAGCTTTGGTGCCGATGTAGATCAGGAACTACAGGATAGATATACTGAGACTGAGGCAGATGCACTGTTTGCTCCTTTAGCAAACTTCACCTCAGCAACTTGGACTCCAGTGGTTAGTGATGCTGAGACTGGTGGTAATGTAGCAACTGTATCTACTACTAAAGCAGAGTACATTCAGATTGGTAATCTAGTGCATGTAGCTCTAGTCCTAACCAATATTGATACTACTGGTATGACAGGTGGTAATGATCTGTATATTCAAGGATTACCTACAGCAGCTTCCAACGTTAATGGTGCGGCAGGTACAGTTAGGACAGGTCAAGTCGCGGTTAGTGGTCCAGCCTTTGTACAAACTGGTAATGCTTCTTCAGCAATTCGTATTGGTGAGAACGGTACTGGGAACGCAGACTTTGTTGTTGTAAGTGACCTGACCAGTGGTTCTGCCGACATCCAAACTAACTTCTTTTACTTCACTTAAGGATAGATTATGACAACTAAAGTAACTCCTAATATGATGGATCTACCCTTCCTCATGCCAGAACAGTATGGGGCAGCTGGGGACCTAGTTGCAGATGAATCCACAGAAGTGGGTAACATGATTGCAGCTTCCATCACAGATAAAAAGCCTGTTGAGATTCTGGGTCGCTATAAGCTTGACTCTGCTATTACCCAATCCATGACAGTAGGTGATCACTTTGTAGCACGGGGCAATGGTCCTTCTTCTTCCACACTACTGATCAATAACACTACTGGTGGTTTGTTCTTTCCAGATGGGGAGAATAAACAGTTTACAGTCACCTTGGAGCGTATGCACTTCAAGCCAGGTTTGGCAGACAGTGGTCAACCTCTCTCTGTTACAAGGACTGCTGGTGGCTTGGATAAGGATAGCTCAGTACTACTGAGAGACATCCATATTGGTCCAGAGAACGAGAATGATGAAGATGAAGACTTCAGTAATGGTCTTGACATAGACGGATCATTTAGGGCTAGGTTGGACAATGTTAAAGTTATCTCTAGCTCAGCCACAGCTAAATGGGACTACATGCTTAATGTTGACAACAGCTATAAACCTGAACTGTCTAATGTCTTCCTAAACTGTGTAGATGCTCAACCCTTCGGCGGTGGTGCATTGGTAGGTATCTCTGATGTGGGTACAGACCAAGAAGGTTTCAACTGGCAAGAGTGTACAGTTAACGGGGCTGACATTGGTCTTAACTTCATTCGTGATAGTCGTGAACCTGGTTTCCGTATGACTAAAGGTCACTTCAATAACGAGGTTAAGAACGTCTACATTGAAGGTATGAAAGACGGCATCATGGAAGGTATGTTGATGTATGGTCCTTCAACATATGCTGGTGAGTTCATTGACTTCCACATCGTGGATGGCGAGAAGCTGAACTTCGTTGATGTAGAGTTTCGACAAGGTAACGTAGGTGGCTCACGTAGGCACTTCTACTTAGAGCCTAAAGTAGGTGGTGTGGTTCGTGATATCTATATCCACTCAAACTTGATGAGTGCTGAGACAGATGTAGCCCCATTCTACATTGGTGCTGGCTGTACTAATATCACGATTCACCTACCTAACTATATCCCTACTGTAGACAACGCTAATTACCCAAATCAGTTGGTAGAGATTGATGCATCTGTTAGCCCTGATGAAGTCACTATCATCACTGCTTCTGGTCCTCTCTCATACCAAGATGGTTCTAGTGGTGGTCCTGACTGGAAACTGATGAGAGTATCGGCTAGCCCAGCATCAGGAGATGCACTTGGCTCCTTGAAGTATGTAGGACAAAATGATGCCGCAGAAGAAGTAGACTATGGTGTTATTAGAGCTAAGATTGAAACTGAAACTGATGGTTCAGAAGATGGTTCTCTTGAGTTCTTTACTCAAAGGGCAGGTACAAGCACTCGATTCCTCGATCTAAACTTCCCCGCTGTTAATAATAGCAGTGTCTTGGAAGTGGGTGTCAGAGAATCTGGGGCACTTGTAGTATACCGAGTTAAGGTGGGTGCTGCTGACAGTGGTGGTACAGGTCAACGACTCTTGACAATTGATAACTAAGGAATAAGATATGCAAGAATGGCTAAAGGAAGCTTACGCACAAATTGAAGCAATGCCTGAAGCCGCTTTGGAGATTAGGGAGGCAGCAGAGAACGACTTGTTCTTCTTTGCTCGCCTTGTTAATCCAGGCTATGCTTACGGGAATGTCCATAAAGAGTTGTACCACTGGCTCCAGGAGTATAACTTGTTCGGTAGGGGTGACTCTAGTACTGACAACAAACTTCTTATGCTGCCTCGTGCACACCTGAAGTCTCACGTTGTTGCTACAACCTGTGCGTGGTTGTGTGTTAGGCACCCTGAGATTACTATTCTGTATCTCTCTGCTACTGCTGAACTGGCAGAGTCACAGCTCTATGATATTAAAAACATCTTAAGCTCTGACCTTTTCCGTAAGTATTGGCCTGAGTACATCCACCCAGAGGTGGGGAAGAGAGAGAAGTGGGCATCTAAGTCCATTATGCTTGATCACCCACAACGTAAGAAAGAGGGTGTACGAGATGCTACAATCAAGATTGCTGGTCTAACTACTAACACTACAGGCTGGCACGCTGACGTTATCTGCGCAGATGACTTGGTTGTACCAGAGAATGCTTATACAGAGGATGGTAGATCTTCGGTAATGAAGAAGACCTCTCAGTTTACCTCTATTCGTAACACAGGTGGTTTTACTATTGCTTGTGGTACGAGGTATCACCCTAATGATATCTATGCTACCTTCAAAGAACAGATTGCAGAGGTGTTTGATGAGGAGGGTACCCTTATAGATAAAGAGCTTGTTTGGTCTATCAAAGAGTATGCAGTAGAGGTAGAAGATGTTTACATCTGGCCTCGTACTGTACGTACCGATGGTAAGGCTTTTGGTTTTAACAAGAACGCTCTGTCTAGGATTAGGTCAGAGTATTCTGACAGAACCCAGTTCTATGCTCAGTATTATAATGATCCCAATGACCCTGAGTCTGCTCGTATGAACGAAGAAGTATTCCAGTATTTCAACAGACGTAAGTTGGTTGGTGATAGGGGCAAGTGGTATTACAATGGTAAGAGACTAAACATCTACGCTGCTGTTGACTTTGCTTTCTCACTCTCAGCTAATGCAGACTATACAGCTATTGTTGTTATTGGTATTGATGCTGATCAAAACATCTATGTACTAGATATTGATAGGTTCAAAAGCTTTAAGACAATTGAGTACTTCCAACATATCAAGGCTCTACACTCTAAGTGGAACTTTAGAAAGCTTCAGGCAGAGGTCACAGTGGCTCAGAAAGCCGTTGTAGAGTCTATCAAGGACTATGTACGTCAGGATGGCTTGAGGCTATCTGTGATCGAGTACAGGCCTTCTCGTAAGGAAGGATCTAAAGAAGAACGTATTGCTGCTGTTCTGGAACATAGATATGAGAACTATCAGATGTGGCACAGCGAAGGTGGATGGAATGACATCCTAGAAGAAGAGTTGATTCAGGCAAGACCTGCACACGATGATATTAAAGATGCTTTGGCTTCTGCAGTATCTATCTCTGTCGCCCCAGCTAGGGGAGCTTCTGAAACAATCAAAGATTTTCTTATGAACAGTAAACCTAATTCTAGGTTTGGAGGATTTGCCGGATGACAAACACTAAAAGAGTAGCTGAGCTTACAGGTATTCTATCCCCAGACAATACGTCTGCGTGGGTAAGTAACCTGTGGGATAAGTATAATCAACAGAGGGCTGTGAAGATTGATCAGTGGGCTGAGGTGGATAAGTATCTAACTGCTACAGATACCACCACTACCACAAACAAAAACCTTCCTTGGACTCATAAAACAACCCAACCTAAACTTACTCAGATTAGGGATAACCTACACGCCAATTATATCTTGTCGTTGTTCCCTAATGATAAGTGGCTTACTTGGGTTGCCTTCTCTGAGGATGCAGCTAAGAAAGAGAAAGCCAACACTATCAAATCCTACATGGAGAATAAAACCCGTGAGGGTGGCTTCAGGGATGTAAACAGTAGACTTCTCTATGACTACATTGATAAGGGTAATGCCTTTGCTATGCCTTCTTTTGAGGCAAGGTATAAGATTACTGGTAATGAAAAGACAGCTTCCTTTATAGGACCTAAAGCTGTACGTATCAGTCCTTATGATATTGTATTCAACCCACTTGCTGGTTCCTTTGAGGATACCTTTAAGATTGTTCGTACCATGACTACTATGGGGGCTTTACGTAAACTAGCTAAGGATTCTCCAGATCATGCTTTCTGGGAGGATGTTGTAGTAAGGCGAGAAGGTATTATCGCAGCTGCAGCTTCTAAGAACTTCACTCAGGATGATTGGGCTAAGTCCTCTCAGTATGACGTAGATGGTTTTGGTTCTCTTCAGGAGTACTACCAGTCAGACTCAGTAGAAGTCCTAGAGTTCTATGGAGACTTCCATAACCAAGAGAATGGTCAGATGGAATGTAATAGGATGATCACGGTTGTAGACCGCTCGTTGGTTGCCCGTGATGAAGCTATTCCTTCGTATGGTGGAGAAGCTCTTATTAGGCATGTAGGGTGGAGATTCCGTCCTGATAATCTATGGGCAATGGGTCCACTAGACAATCTAGTTGGTATGCAGTATCTCCTAGACCACTACATCAATATGGGTGCTAACGCACTTGACCTTAAGGTTATGCCACCTAAGAAGGTTATTGGTGATGTAGAGGAGTTTACTTGGGCACCTAACTCTGAAATTCATATTGATGAGAATGGTGATGTCCAAGAGATGGCTCAACAGTTCGGTGATGTTGCTACAGTGGCTCAGTGGATTGAGATGCTGGAACAAAAGATGGAGTTGTATGCTGGTGCGCCTAGAGAAGCTATGGGTATTAGAAGCCCTGGTGAGAAGACTGCACTAGAAGTACAAACTCTTGATCAAGCATCTAGCCGTATCTTCAGTGAGAAGGTTATTCAGTATGAAGTCTTTATGGAGCAAGTACTCAACGATATGTTGGAGGCTGCCCATAGAAACCTTGATGTTACTGATGTAATCAGAACCATTGATACTGATACAGGGGCTCAAATGTTCCTAGAGGTTACGAAAGAAGATATTGTAGCTGATGGTATCATTAGACCAATTGGTGCTAGACACTTTGCTCAACAGGCTACTGAACTTCAGAACCTTATGGGTATTCTGAACTCACCTGCACTACAGCTTCTTGCTCCACACATCTCTGGTAAGAACCTTGCTTCTTTCGCTGAAGACGTTGTTGGCATTACTGCTTACGATATCTTTAAGCCTTGGGTAGCTCTTGAGGAGCAGCAAGAACAGAGTATGATTGTAGGTCAAGCACAAGAAGATAACGAAGCAGCAGGTATGGAATCTGCTGATGAACTAGAACTAGAAGGGGCTCCAGATGAAGAAGAGATTACTCCAAGGGCTTGATGAAAGAGGTATTCAAATAGCGAAAGAGAATTTTGCTAAAGGATACCACCTAAGAGAAGACTTAACTAGAGTCTTGAACGAAGATATTGAAACTTGTCATCGTTCTATGGAGTCTGAGAATCTGTTTGAGTTCCCTAACTGGGAGCTTAAGCAGGCCTCTAAAATTGCTGAGGTAAAGGTTTTACGAAGGATCATAGGTCTTCTAAACGAGGAAAAATGAATCTTTTTTAAAAAACTTTGTGACAAAGGGGCCCTTTTGAACGTATATATAAGTATATAAGGGTTTTAGAGATACTAGAAATATTATAAGTTATTTAGTTTATTAGTATCTATCAATATACATATATAAGGATTTGAACATTGACCGACCAGAATTTGTTCGATAATGGAAACAATAAAACAGAGGGTGGCAACCCCACCCAACCTCAAACTGATATTTTTGCTGACAAGCTTAACAACATCAGAAATGAGGACGGTAAGCCAAAATTTAATAGCACAGAGCAGGCTTTGGAATCTATCCCCCATTCGCAAGAGTTTATCAAAACTTTGAAAAGCGAAAAGCAAGAGATAGAAGATGAACTTCAAAAACTTCGTGTGGAATTGGATAAGAGAGATTCTGTGGAAGAGGCTATGAGAAAACTTACCGAAAACCAACCTAATCAGGCTGAAAGCATTACCCCGCAAGTAAACACTGGTTTGGATGAGGATAAAGTTAGAGAACTCTTGGCTGACGCCTTGGGTCAGGATAACGCAAGGAAGGTCTCCGATCAAAACCTTCTTTCGGTACAAGCTAACTTGATTGAAAAGTTTGGAGATAAAGCCCAAGAGGTTATCCAAGCTAAAGCAGTAGAACTTAACACTACTCCAGCAGAACTAGAAAAACTAGCTCGCACTAACCCTGCAATGGCTATGGGTCTGCTTGGTAATGCTGATGTTCAGAAAACTGCTCAACCTACTACTCCATCACAGACAACCTCTCATACAGTTTCTAGTAGAGAGCTTCCCTCTGTCAATCATGACAAGAAGCTTATTACAGGTGGTGCTACCAGCACTGAGATTGCTGATGAGTGGGCTGCTATTAAAGCAGATGTCTATTCTAAACTTGATGTACAAACTTAAGGATATAAGTAAATGCAACTGACAACTAACACAACTGCGTTTATTGAAGCAGAACAGTACTCTGCCTTCATTCTTCGCAACTTGCATGACGGTCTGTTGCCTGAGTCTTTCTATCGTAACATCTCTGACTTTATGCACGGTGATACCCTCCACATCAAAACGATTGGTTCGGTAACTCTGCAGGAAGCAGCTGAAGATACGGCTCTGGTTTACAACCCAATTGAATCTGGTGAAATCACCTTCACCATCACTGAGTATGTTGGCGACGCTTGGTACGTTACTGATGACCTCCGTGAAGACGGTAACCAAATCGAACAACTGATGTCGGCACGTTCTCAGGAACACACCCGCGCACTTCAGGAACGGTTTGAGACTGACTTCCTTGAAACTGCTGCTTCTCCATATGCTGCTGCTTCAACTGGTCTCCCAGTCAACGGCTTTAATCACTTCGTGGTTTCCGCTGAGACTAACAACATCTTCTCTCTGGATCACCTGATCGACATGCGCTTGGCTTTTGATAAAGCTAACGTACCAGCTAATGGTCGTGTCTTCATTGTTGACCCTGTAGTTGAAGCTACTCTCAACAAGAACGTATCCATCACCAACGATGTAACGCAGTTTGCTGCAAACATCCTTGAGCGTGGTCTGGCTTCTGGTCAACGGTTCATCTCCAACTGGTTTGGATGGGACATCATGACTTCGAACCGCCTGTTCCAAGGTGCTGCCAATGACGGTACTACCTCGATTACTGGTGTATACAACTTGTTCATGTGTATCTTGGACGACCAAACCAAGCCTGTAATGGGTGCTTGGAGACGTCACCCAAAGGTAGAAGGTGAGCGTAACAAAGACCGTGCCCGTGACGAATTCGTCGATAGAGCACGTTGGGGCTTTGGTATTCAGCGTATGGATACTATGGGCTGCGTTGTTACTTCCCCAACTGCAACCGTATAAGGAGAACTATTATGGGTTATGAAACATCCCAATTTGGTGATCAGGTAACTGGTGCCAACGTTACACAGGACGTGAACAACCATTATGGTGCTTTCGAAACTGGCGATACTCAAGGTAACGTTAAGACTGAAGGTTTCCGCAATGAGCTGTCCATTGATATGGACGCTGCTATGCTTACCGCAGAAGCGTTCACCCTGCTTGCTCCTACTATCCCTGCTGGCTCTCTCGTTGAGAGTGTCATCCTGGAAGTCACAGAAGCCTTCGCACTTGGTGGGACTACTCCTACCATCCTCGTAGGTACTAACGGCTCCGAAGTTACAAATGGTTTTGTAACATCTGAAGCCCAAGCTGAGGCTGTAGGCACGTATGACCTTACCGCTACACTGACAGGTACTTGGGCCGCTGGCCTAGCTGCTGACACAGTTGTAGGTGTTGAGCTTGGAGGTACAACTCCAACCAATGGTACTGCAGGTCAAGCACGTTTCGTTATCAAGTACGTTAACGTAAACGGTCAATAAACTTCGGGGGAGTGGGGATTTTTCTCCCCTCCCCTTTTCTTTTAGGAGCATATAATGCCTGAACATGTAAATATTACTGACCCAAACATTGGTGAGCCTAAAGGTGTCTCTACTGCAAACGCCAACCAAGTGTATGTGGCTGATGGTGCAGGCTCAGGTAACTGGGCGGATACATCGACTAACTCTACTGTGCTTGTTGAGCAAGCATCCGACCTTGGGGGTATTCTCGATAGCTCTAAGGTTTACCTAGTTGACGGAGAAATCGATATGGGTAACACCGTTATTACGGTCCCCTCGGGAGGGCTAAATATCGGTGGTCTAGGTATCGAAGCCTCTGGACTTATTTCTACTGAATCCGGCTACACTATGTTTGTAGGTGGTGGCAATCTATTTATGAACGATATGTATTTGGATGTCTCTGGTACTGGCTCACAGGTGTTTAACCTGACTGGTGTAAGTAACTTTGAGGCTATTGAGTTCGGACGCGTAAACTTCAATAACTGTACTTCTCTTGGAGAGGTTACTGGTTATCGACAAGGACTAGAAGACGGTACAGGAC